ATATTTCCACCAATCTGATAAATTGCCAGACCCACCTTCGGCAACACTAGTATTAAATTGGTCACCTATCAAAGCACCTGCTGCCAATCCCACACCCACAGTTCCAGCAATGGCGCCTGTACTGGCAGCTCCTACTGATGTGGCTCCTAGTGCTGCCAAAGAACTTCCTGCGCTTGCAATTGTTGATGCTCCTCTTCCCAACAAGGAAGCAAATCCAGAACCCATGGATTTAAGTATATTACCTAAAAGCCCCCCAATATTGGTTAGTGCATCAAACATATTGTTATCTTCAGTAGACAAATCTGCTGTGTTTTCTTCAATGGCAGCTAATGTAGTGGCAACTTCATTGCTTTCTGTTGGAGCATCAGTGCCGCTAGATATTCCCGTGACAGTTTCGTTGGTAAGAAATTGTCCTCGGGTTCCTTTGTTTTGGTCGTGATATCTACCAGATGCCGTACTATACTTGATACTACCTTCTGTAACCTTTCTTATGGTGCGAACTTCACCTAGAATGGCTTGAATGGTATCCAAGTTTTTTTCTGAGCGTGCTTTTTCTTGTTCAGCAAGTTCAGCTTCTTTTTGTGCCTTCTCCAACATGGCTTCTTCTTCAGCTTTACGTGCTGCTTTCGTGGTTTTGATACCAAACAATTCACGAAATTGTGAACCTGCCTCACTCATCAAGGCTTTTCCGAAACTGCCAGCATTTTCTTCTTTTTGAGGTGTTAATCCAAGAAAGTTGTACTTCAAAGATTCCCCTAACGTGGCAGGACGGAATTGTTCACGGTCTCCCGTGAGCAATCGTTTGATTTCCCGTAGAGTATCTTCACTTACATTTGGTCTATTTCTATTGGCAGTTCCAGAAGGCATTTTATTGGTTGTTTATTTTGTCTAAATGTTGTTTCAACAAGGCAATATAAATTTCTCTTTCCCACGGCATCATGTTTTCCAGCTCAGTTAATGAATATTTATGGTGATGCATCAACACAAAATTCATTTGGTAGAAATTCTCCATGTTATCATGGGAAAGAGTTACTAAAAAAAATTGTTTAAACTATCCACTCTCACGGTGTTGGGTGTTTCACAACTGGCACAGGTGAAACTCATGTCTTTATACAACAATGGCATATTTTTGAAATAATCTTGTATTTTATTGAATTCAACTGAAGGTAACGAATTCAAGAAATCCAGTAGGTCTTCTTTGTTCTCAGGTGAATTTTCAAACACTTCTTCATCTGAATAGATTTTTTCAATGCAACTAGCCAACACAGAAAACACATCTTCTACATTCTCAACCATGTTCATTTCCATGTAATGTTCTATGGTAGGTAGAATCATTTTCACAGTGACATCACCCATTTGAATGGTGTTGTTTATTTCCAAATTGGTGACTTCAAAATCATCCACGGAAAATTGATGTTGATGACGAGCTTTACAATTACCACATAACAATGTCAATTCTAGTTGTTCACCAATTGATTTTCCACGAATTTGCATGAAGGCATATTGTAAGTCAGCTAAACAAATCTTGCTGGTGTCTACTTTGCCGAACGTACAAGATTCCACAACATCTTTTATCACACGTGCTATATCTTTGGGTTCTTTGGAATCTTTAGCCAACAACAATATCTTTTCTTCCTTCACTAAAAATGGTCTAAATTCTACTTTCTCCTTGGACACAGGAAGTGTGATGGAGAAGGTAGGCACTTTCACTTGTGGTATCATAATTCATCCTCTATTAAGGGGTGTTGTTTTCTTGTTTGTTAGGAAACATTAAATCTCGAACAGACTTGGTTGCGTTATTAAGACTATTAACAGTACGAACATCAAAGGTGTCAGCAGATTTTACTGATGAAGTCCAGTGACGGTATGCAAATGTTACAGACAACCGAGCTACACCAACGGCATCATATCCCAAGGGCATTATATTCATTGAACGTGGCCAGCATTCATGCAAATTTACTGAATATACAGTATTTTCAGTATCTCGGAAAGCTTCTAGTACAGAAGCAGGTATATTTTTTGTTATGCTAGCTTTTGTTTTTGCAACAACATCATTAATTTTTCTTCCTACACCTTGAGAAATTTTTGTGCCTAAAATTCCCAATGCACGATTTTTTGTTCTTAAAGTATCTAACGCAGAGTTTAATCCAATATCTGCTTGTGTTGGACTCCAGTTAAGCAAAGCCTCACCAGGAATCCCTGCGGGCATCAAGGCATTAAGTGTAATGGTTCCAATATAGGTGTTATAGAATTCAACTTCATTTCTTGCAGAATCACTTGAATTCACACACATTTCCATCCAATTTTCCATGATTTCACGTACTCGGTAATTTCCATCAACTAAAAATTGTAACGTGATGCCATCTCCTCCATAATCAATGGTGCCGGCGCGATATTCATTGATGCCATTAATACGCAAGGTGCGTGCATTAATAGTTTTTCCTGGTATTGCTGCTTGTTCACACAGTAAATTTAATACTTGAGCATTGCTACCACTATAAGATGTTCCTAATAACGTCCCAGGAGGAGCTATACCTGCAAAAAATCTTTCTTGTCTAGCTAAATTGTTTAAGCGAACAAACCCTAAAAAATCTTCTAGACTAGGTGTTCCTGCTCTTGCTGTAACTATGGTGGTAGTCATTACATCTTACTCCGTGAATCGTTGAATACGACATTTCTTGAGGATTTTTCAAAACTATCAATTGGTAACATAATGACTTTTCTCCAATCATGAGGATATACTTTCAATAATCGTGAAGATACTTGTGTATACAAATAACGTTTCACGCAGGCATGAACACCCGGAAATCTTGATGCGTTATCCAACAATTGCCATTTCAAAGCAAATTTGGTTTTTTCTGATAACGTTTCATCTGTGGTGAATTGCATCATTCTGTCCAACAATCTCATACGCATCATCGGAGGAAGATAATGGAAATTCAATCCATAGAAGCCATCTGGTACACGACGAAACACGGCAACCAATGGAGCAACATCATAATATGGAAGTTTATCTGCCATTTTCGGGTCATATAAGAACAAATACATATCACCCATTTCCACTCTGGTGACAAATTCTCCCACATCACTTTTCATTACACGGTTGGCAGTTACAGATGTCAGACCCACCTTCCGAATCATATCTTGATACCACCTATATGATTTCTCTGGTGTTTCCGTGTCACGAATTCGTTGAAATGGTGTTGTTGCCATAATGGTTAAATAGGGGCTTGACTACTACTTGACAAGGTGATAAATTCACTATGTCCGGAATGATGTAAATAATCCTTACTATTTATAGTAGTTTCAAGAAGATTGTAAGTCTTTCTCTGTGACAAGCATGAATTCCCAACCATGCTGAGCAGCAAAACGTTTAGCTGCATCCCATTTGGCATTGTTCACACCCCATTGCTTCACTTCCGAGATGAAGCGTTGGGTTTTTCTTTGTGGGATGGTTGGGGGTTGAGTGTATCTATATGGTTTCACTTCCACTAGATATTTTTTCATTTTCCCTTCTTTAGTTTCCACTTCTACAAAAAAGTCCACAAAGTAACGATGAAGTAGATTATCCATGGGACTGACATAGGGAATGACAATTTCTTCGCTTGCCCATCGTTTCACAGAAGGATTCATGTCACACCATTTCATGAATTTCAACTCATAACTGCTTCTGTAGATGATTTGTGTGGGATCCCCGATATACTTGTAGGGTTTTGTAGGGATAAATTTCCCTTTATAGGTATCTTTGGTATAAGCCATATAAATAGTGTGGTCAAAATCTTCAAAGGATATTTATGACAACACCTAAAAATAGGCGAGCAGTTCAAGACCTACGTATTGAACAAGGAACCAGTTTCAATACACAAACTAAGACATTTAACGTGATGCGATATCCAGCTGAAGTTGGATCAACTAGCGAAGATTTCCCGCATTATACTATGTTTTTCATCACAAAAAGACAAGGTGATGTATCTCCTGCTGATACAGTAAGACAATATCGTGTAGATGTATCCAATACAAATAGACCAGATAGAAATACACAAGCTGGAAAAATTGCCTTTGAAACAGCATTGACGTTTGGGGGATTGCAAGCAGGATCTTCTTTTGTTAAAAAAGTAGCCAGAACCTTTGGTGGTAGAGCTGGTCCTATAGTAACAACAGGGGGAGCTGTTGCTGGTGGCGCAGCAGCAGCTGCAGTATCACAAAATGATAGGATAGAAACCTTGACTGAAAATCGTGAGCGTGTATATCTAAAAGATGTTGTAGCGTTATATTTAAGTGATAATCCATCCACCTCATATAAAGCTTACTGGAAAGATGCTGACATTGGTGCCTTGGCATCAGATGATTTGTTAAAAGCAGCATCCAGTTTACGAACCGCTCTTACAAATTTAGGTGGCGGAGAGTTTGCAAAAGCTGGAGCATCCGCCATGGAAAGTGTGAAAGCTGCTTTAAAAGGCGCATCACCAGCTGCTGCATCTTACTTTTTGAAAAATGCCAATAAAGGAATTCTAGGTGGCTTAGGTGATATTCAAGCATTGACTGAATCATCTTTAGGAGTGGCAGTCAATCCTTTCACAGTACAATTATTTAAAAACATGGGATTCCGTACTTTCACCTTCAGTTATGTATTTCTACCTAAAGATGAAGCTGAATTTAATGAAGTGAAAAACATCATAAAGACATTTAAAAAATACATGCATCCTACCAGAAATGAATCCACGGGCGGTGTGTTTCTAGGATATCCTGCAGAATTTGAAATTCAATATTTTTACAGAAACAATGAAAACAATCATTTGTTTAAGATTGGTAATTGTGCATTAACAGATTTGAAAGTGGAATATGGTGGGCAAGATTTCACTACATTCCGTGCAGTACCAGGCGCGCCATCTGAAATGAAGTTGCAACTTTCCTTCACAGAACTAGAAGTTCTTACAGCAGATAGAATCGAGGAAGGATACTAATGACCTATTTTCAAAAGTTTCCATTATTATCCATCACACAGAATGAAAAATTTCTTTTAGTCCGAGACTTTTTCAGTCGTATCACCATGGCTGATAAATTTCAAGAAAATACTGTGTTGTTGGAAAATTACATTGTGTTGGATGGAGAAACACCTGAACTAGTTTCACAAAAATTTTATGAAACACCTTTCAATCATTGGATCATTCTCATGGTGAACAACATTGTGGATCCTAGAGAAGAATGGCCTATTCCAGAAAATAAGGTTGTTGACCGTGTATATGCCAATTATGACATGGTCATCACAGTTCCCAGTGGTGCAGCATATTCTGTGGATGATTCTTTGGAATCCAACACAGGTGGGAAATTTAAAGTGTCATCTAAGTCAGGTAACACCATTTACATTCGGTCACAAAATGGATTTCAACCATTAACAACTTCCAATACTTTAGATAATTTAACTACAGAAGTAACAGGGTTAACAATATCTTCGGTAACACTACCCACCAACAGAATTCATCATTACTATGACACGGAACTGGAATACATTGTGGATTATGATGCAGGCAATCCCAACATCACTTCAGTCACTAATTTAGAATATGAAATTGATGTCAATGACACGAAAAGAACCATTAAAATGTTACCTGCTGTATATGTGACAGCAGTTGAACGTGAATTCAACAGATTAGCAGGATTATAATGGCTGAAACGTTAAACAATGTTGGTGCTTATGTCACCGACTATATTATATTAACAAGTAAAGGCAAACAGATAGAAATTTCTTCATATGTTTTACAAACTGTGATATATGAAGATATTTTCAGCAATGTTATGACTGGACACATGGTGATTACAGATGCTGCCAATTTAATTACCACGATTCCCGTCCTTGGAACTGAACTCATCACAGTGAAATTCAGAACACCAACAATGCCTGACAGAGCTTCCATTATAAAAGATTTTTATATCTCGGCAATCTCTGAACGACAACTAGGTGATAACGAACAAAACTATGTGTTCAATCTTATAGCAGTGGAAGGATTCTTGGATTCCACCACCTATCTCACATCAAGATTAACTGGTTCCACAAGTGATTTAATTGAAAAAGTGTATCAAGAAAATTTAAATCATAACAAAGACTTATACATTGAACAACACACCACAAAAGCCACAGTTCTTCCCAATCATTGGACAGCATTAAAAACCATTAATTGGTTGACAACTGGAGGATATCGTGAAGTTCCGAACACATTGTTTTTTGAAGGCAACAAAAATTTCTATTGCATGAGTATAGATGCATTGATTCGTAATCAACGTGAAAACATTTACGGAACATATACTTTAACACCTGCAGCAACTTCACAAAGTGCCACAGATTTAAGTCAATATTTCAATATTAAAAACATTGCTAAAATGAGTTTCTTTGATGTGTTGAAAGGACAAGATTTTGGGTACTATGCCAATAAATTGATAACTCATGATGTTGTCACTAAACAATATAAAGAATGGCCTTTTGATTATGCAGAAAAACGAAAAGGGCAAAACAATTTAGAAGGCATTGAATCACCACAATTGTTCCGAGATGTTACACCAAAAGATCCAAACAATTTTCGTAGAGTCAGAAGTTTAGATACAAAATTATGGAATGATTATGTTGACCCACATTATGAAAATTGGGCATCACTACGAAATAGTTTATTATATGAAGCTCAAACTTCACGCTATGTCATAGAAGTGCACGGTAGAACAGATATTGAAGTGGGGAAAGTGATACAATGTGACATTCCCAAGTCCATTGCCAAAGATGATAGAACTACATTGACAAGCATATTGGATCCTCAATTATCAGGAAAATATTTAATTACACACATTCGACATGAATTTGCACTAGGAAAACATATTATGTTATTGGAAATCATGAAAGATTCATATAGAAGGAGTCCAGAATAATGCATAATGTCTATGGAGACAATGGATTCTATTGGTGGTTGGGTGTCGTTGAAGATAGAGATGACCCATTGATGTTGGGTCGTTGTCGTGTGAGAATTGTTGGATATCACACATCTAACACCACAGAACTTCCTGTTGAAGATTTACCATGGGCACATCCCATGCAACCCATCACATCTGCTGCCATCTCTGGTGTAGGACATACACCCCTAGGCCCTGTTCCTGGAACCTGGGTGGTGGGATTTTTCCGTGATGGTGAAACAGGGCAAGAACCTTTCATGATGGGAACTCTAGGCGGAGCACCCACCAAAGAATATCAAGAAAAAATTCAAAGTGATACAAAACATGGATTCAAAGACCCGAACGGTGATTATCCTCGTGCTGAATATCTTGAAAACAATGAACCAGACACCAATCGTTTAGCACGAAATGAAAACGTTGATGCCACAGTTATTCAATTAAAAGATGATGATTTAGTGACGGGTGTGGAAACTGCCATGAATGGTGAAACGTGGAATCAACCTGAAACATCATATGCCGCCAGATATCCCTACAATCATGTTTATGAATCAGAATCTGGACACGTATTTGAAATAGATGATACACCTAATGCTGAACGCATCACCATGTATCACAAGGCAGGAACTTTTGTGGATGTTGATAACAATGGAAGCATGGTGAAGAAGATTGTAGGTGATAGTTACGAGATATATCTTCGAAACAACAATGTGTTGGTTCGAGGCACAGCAAATTTAACTGTTGATGGGTCATGTAATGTTTATGTGAAAAATGATTGCAATTTTGAAGTTGATGGTGATTTAAAAATACATTCTCATGGTGACTTGGAATTGAAAGCAGGAAAGCAATTAACATTGGCATCCAAGTTGAATTTAAATCTTCATTCTGATGTGTTTACAAATATTGCTGGAACATCTATTATTACTTCAGGTGCGTTAATTGGAGGTGTGTTGCCTCCTATAGAAACCATCAATCCCATTGAAGTCACTGAAGTGGATTTGCCTTACATTTTTGGAGTCAGTCGTAGAGATGCCCTTTCAACCGAGTTTGATGCCATGACCGATAATGATGCAGATGGACGACAAGTCCGTGCTGCCATTGACAAAGCAGTTGCTGAAGGAAGAATTTCTGCTGAAGAAGCCAATGCAGCTCCTCCAACAGTTGCTCCAGAAGAATTGGATGCAGTAGTTCCAGTTCGTCCCGTTGTAGTCCCAACAGCATGTGGAGATTTTGGAAAACAAAGCAATTATCGACTAACTGATAAAATCTCCAAGCATTTCACAGTGGCAGATTTGACTATCCGAGCAAGAGCTCATCCCGGAAGAGTTACAGGTATCACTGCATATGGTCGTCCTACTGATAGAAGACCTCTGAGCAAACAGGAAATTGCCTGCAATCTCAAGGCGTTGGCAGAAAACATCTTGGATCCCATCAAGGAAAAGTATGGTGACATGATTATCACTTCAGGATTCAGAAATTTCCGTCCTAGAAATGGTGCCACCAATTCTCAACACATGGTGGGACAAGCTGCCGACCTGCAATTCACTGCCACTCGTCCTGCCGATTATGCCGCCATTGCTTCTTGGATAAAAGATACGTTACCATTTGACCAATTGCTTCTGGAATATGAACAAAGAAGAGGATATGTTGCTGTCTGGATTCACGTATCCTTTAATCCCACAGGATGTAGAAAAACGTTCGGCACCTTCTGGAATCACACATATGCTTCTCTGGGTTCTCGTACTGGAAAGGATGTCATTGTAAATTTAATACGGTAAACCATATAAATATAAACAAAAATGCCAATTCTATCTACACCTAATAAACTCTACAAAGATATAGATTTTTCTTTCGAGGCACATCCTGAAACAGGAGATGTGTTGAAGAAGATTGATAACAATGCTGTCAAGCAAAGTGTCGTGGCCCTTATCAATACAGCTTTTGGTGAACGTCCTTTCAATCCAGATTTAGGATCCTCACTTCGAGCCTTGTTATTTGAACCCATTGATTACATCACCACAAGAACCATTCAAAAAGCCATTGAATATACTTTGGGAAATTTTGAACCTAGAATCTATTTGGATAGTGTCACAGTAGAGCCAGATGAAGATAACAATTCATATGAAGTATCCATATACTTTTCAGTTGTTGGAATCAATCAACCCACATCTATGTCCATCACCCTAGAGAGATTACGATAATGGCTGAACTTATTGTCACTGAACTAGATTTTCAGGATATCAAAACTAGTTTAAAAAATTATCTGGCATCACAATCTGAATTCACAGATTATGATTTCACTGGATCCGCATTAAACACATTGCTTGATGTGTTGGCGTACAACACACATTATAATGCTGTTTTGGCTAACATGCAAGCCAATGAAATGTTCATTGACACAGCCATTAAAAGAACTTCAGTTGTATCATTAGCCAAGATGTTGGGATATACACCACGTTCCAGAACATCAGCAAGAGCCAGAGTGAACATTGATGTTCCTAAAGTGAATACAGTAGGTTCACAATTATCCATTGATTCCACGGTGAAATTCACAGCTACAATTAATGGTACCGTGTACACCTTCAATGTAAATGAAGAACAAACTGCCACGGTGTCTGGTGGTGTGTTTTCATTCACAGATGTGGAATTGATTGAAGGTGTGGGATTGAGCAATGTGTTCACCATCACAGCTGATTTAACTCAAGGTCCGTTGTTGATTCCTGTTGAAACGTTAGATACCACCACACTTGAAGTTGTTGTACAAAATTCTGTGGGTGATGTTACAACAACCACCTGGAATAAAACTTCCACCATCACTGACATCACTAGCACCAGCAAAGTGTTTTGGGTGGAGGAAAATCTTGATGGAAAATATCAAATCATGTTTGGTGATGATGTTGTTGGAAAGGCATTAACGGTAGGTAACATTGTAACCGTGTCATATTATGCATCTAAAGGTGAAGCTGCCAATGGTGCACAAACCTTCAGTTTATCAGGCACTGTGAACGGTGAAACCACTGCCACAGTCACCACAACAACACCTGCAGCAGGTGGTCAAGAAAAAGAAACCATTGATAGCGTTCGTTTTAACGCACCAAAATATAATGCGGCTAGAAATCGTGCCGTTACTTCAGAAGATTATCGTTCACTTATCAAGGCAAATCTTTCCAAGGCACGAGAAGTTGCTGTGTGGGGTGGAGAAGAAAATGATCCACCTGCCTACGGTAAAGTGTTCATTTCCATTCATCCAACAACAGGAGCTGTCATCACAGATGCCGACAAGGAATATGTGTTGGAAACTGTTGTTCGTCCTAGAAGTGTGATGAGCATCCAACATGAATTCGTGGATCCAGAATATTTGTATCTTGGGTTTGAAGGCATTGTCAATTACAACAACAAGTTGACAAGTTTAACATCTCCACAACTGGCAGCTGCCGTTGAAACAGAAATCAACACCTACTTCACCAATGATTTTGGTACATTAGACAAAACATTCTTTTTATATCGTTTAACTGAACGAGTGAAAGATTTAGACACTTCCATCATCAGTTCAGTATTTAAAATGCGCTTACAAAAGCGTCTAGCCATTACATTGAACTCAGCATATTCGGCTACCGTGAATATGTTAACAGCCATTGACCCAGAAACCATTTACTCATCCACTTTCACTGCCAAGATAGGAAATAAAAACTACTTGGGTAACATTCGAGATTACAGTGATGATGCGTTACAAAATGACAATGGTACTGGTACATTGAAGTTTGTGAACTCAGCAACCAATTTGCCTATTGCCACGGTGGGAACTGTGAATTACAACACAGGCATCATCTCACTAACAAATTTGTTAATTCAAAGTTATGCTGGAAATGCAACACGATTACATTTGCATGCCACACCGCAAGCATTATATCAAAACATTTCCAGCTCTTTGACAAGAACATCAGATGTATCTGAATTTGCAGTTGAAGCAAGACCAGCAAAAAACACCATCATTGTGTTAGATGATAGTGAAGTTGATACAAACGCAGGTATTAGCACCGGTTTAGCCATCACCGCACTTCCCTTCTCTGAATAATGTCCATAAGAAAAAAATTAAGCCATTTAGTATCTGGCCACCTACCCACATTTGTTGCAGTTGAATATCCACAGTTTGTGGCGTTCATTGAAGCCTATTATCGGTTTCTAGAAGAAACGGATAATGTGCATGATGTGTTGTTGAACAATAGTGAATGGAAAGACATTGATGAAACGTTGGATGTGTTCATACCTAAGTTTAAAAGTCAGTATGCCTATGATTTTCCTTCAGACACGGAATTGTCAACTCGTCGGTTAATCAAGTATATTAGTCAATATTATGAGGCAAAAGGATCGGAAACAGCCACGGAAATGTTTTTCCGTATTGTATTAAATAGTGATGTAACAGTTTCATATCCTGGTGATAACATTCTTCGTGCATCAGATGGTAAATGGACAAGAAAAAATTATCTTAAAGTTGACACCACGGGATTCACAACAGAAGATATTTTTGATGTTGAAGGCAAGGAAATAGAATTAGCCTATTACATCTCATTGCCAGGTGATGATGAAGTACGAACCATTTCTACATCATGTTACAATGTCATAGGATTAGTTGAACCCAACATCTATTTGTTGGAAGTTGATTTGTCAGAAACTTATGTGTTTCCAGAATATGCAGATTTGTTGAACATTTCTGGTGTTGATATTGATGGTGATGGAATCAATGAAACCATTGCATCTTTAGGCACTTACGACACAAAAATATTTCTTGTGTACAATGAAACTGTGTATGGACGTTTAACTCGACAACTCACTAGTGTGGCTTCCATTGACGCCTATGGCTCCATGTTTGAAGTACCAGATGCCTACATGGCAGAAGAATCTACAGGAGTTAATGGTGGTGTTGTTCGTGTGAATTCCACACAAGATTTTGATGCTGAACTGTATTTTCTAGAAGATTATGTTGAAGCTGGATATGTGACTGCTGGAGATGACAACACCTTGGCAGGTCTACGCATCATTGAATCAGGATGGAAGTTCTCTGCCAATTTAGATACAGTAACTATACCATTTACTCCATATAATGCAGCAGGTGAAACTGCCACGGTGACATTCAACACTGGTTTTGTGTATCGAGCACCTGGATACTTTAAAGATGCCTCAGGATTCTTGTCAGACATCAATAAATTGTATGATAACTACTATTATCAACCATATTCCTATGTCATCAGCACAACAACTCCTTTGGATGAATGGAAAACCAAATATCTAAAGAGTACGCATCCTAGTGGGTTCAAGATGTTTGCTGAACTGGAATTAACTGGATCCGAATCGGTATCCGTGTCATCCACTGGTAGTTTAACTGCCATAGACACTACGCCGTAACGTATAAATATTCTCAAATTAACCTAGAAAACTATGCCCGCACTTCTTCCTTACAGATTTCGCTCTGAATTAGCAAGAGAATTTCATAGAAGCATTACCAATACTCGTAATGTTGCTTCTTCTGATTTAAATTCTCTTACACCTACAGGAAACACGGTGTATGTGTATATTGCTACAGCAGGACAAACCACATTTTCAGGTTCCGATTCAGATAGCAAAACGTTATCTTACACACCTGGAAGAATTGCTGTATATGTAAATGGTGTTCAATTGGGTCAATCTGACTACACCGCCACAAATGGCACCAGTGTTGTTCTGGACACAGGCGCATCATTAAATCAAAATGTGGTTATTGTCACCTATGATGTATACACCTATCCTAATCCTTCGGATTACTATTATGTGTTTTTAGGAAGAACAACAACATGGACCAATGATGCCTCTGCTCCTACACCCACAGACACCCGAGAAACAGAAGCGCAAACTCGTCGTGATTTAATGGCAGTGAAGCGTGTTCAACCCAATGATGCCGTGTTGATGATTGATAGAAACGACTGGACAACAAGCACCATATACAGCGCATATGATAGTGATGTGGTGTTGCAAAATCTAGCCAATGATTTCTTTGTGATGAACAGCAGTTATCGCATTTACAAGTGTGTATATTCACCAGGTACAGCATCCACGGTGCAACCCACAAGCACATCAGTAGGTCCTGTTACTTTGGCTGATGGATATAAGTGGCAATTCATGTATGAAGTTCCTGTGGGTGACAGAGCAAAGTTTTTGACAGCAGATTACGTTCCTGTTCGTTTCACTTCCACATCATCAGCATTTGACCATAATGGAACTGTGATGTCTGCAACCATCACCTCGGCAGGTTCAGGATATCTTTCAGCACCAACGGTCACAATACTTGGTGATGGTGTTGGTGCAACCGCAACTGCAACCATTGCAGCAGGGGGTGTGAATTCCATCACCATCACAAACGGCGGTGAAGGATATTCGTATGCACTTGTGGCATTCTCAGGAGGTAGCGGTTCAGGTGCTGTGGCAACTGCATCTTTAACAACCTCAGATGTCCCAAATCCCTTGAACATTGATGTGGCAGCCAATGCCTCTGTGAAAAATGGAGCCATTGAATTTGTGAATGTTGTATCAGGAGGAACAGGATACACAGGATCCACAACAATCACCGTGACAGGTGATGGTACAGGACTAGAAGTCACTCCTACGGTAAGTGGTGGTGCCATCACAGGTGTCACAGTAACAAATCCAGGTTCTGGATACACATATGCCACATTAACACCTTCTATTGGTGCAGGTGCTTCATTACAAGCTGTGATTTCTCCACAAGGTGGGCATGGCAGTGATGTTCCTAAAGAATTGTTGGCTCGTGTTGTGGGTATTGTGACATCAATTGAAGATGTGGCATCAGATTTCTTCTTGAACAACAATTTTCGTCAATTTGGTTTGATTAAAAACATCAAACAATATGAAAATGGTACATTGTTCTCCTCAAACACAGGTAACGCAGCATACGTGGTGACAGTTCCTAGTGGAACTCCATACACCGTGGATGACATTCTCACAACAGCAGCCGGAGGACGTTTCATTGTCACCTATAAAACAGGAACCACATTACATCTTCTACCCATCATTGATGATGAAGATTTAACCAATGGTTCCGTGGTGGAAAATGAAACAACACCATCAGGATCCACGTTGACACTCACCACAGTTACACCTCCAGAAATTGATGTTCACACCGGTGATATTGTGTATTTGCAAAACATCACGCCAGTAACTCGTCAATCAGAACAAGTTGAAAAAATTAAACTTTATTTTAGTTTCTAAGGATAAGAAATGTCAAATAATATCAATCTCAATGTTAATCCCTATTATGATGATTTCAGCGATGACAAGCAGTATCAACGTATCCTGTTTAAGCCAGGATATGCGGTACAAGCACGTGAATTAACACAACTTCAAACCATTCTTCAGAAACAAGTTGAACGGTTCGGTGACCATGTATTCAAAGAAGGTGCTGTTATCACCGGCTGTGATTATGCATTAAACACAAAAGTTCCTTATGTGAAGATTCTGGATACTGATGGTAATGCCGTCACCATCAACAATGCTGATTTGGCAGATTACGAAGGAGAAGTGTTAGTTGATGATGTTACTGGATTGAAAGCCATCATCAAGAAAACCACAGGTGGGTCAGAATCCGGCGTGTACAAGACATTACACGTTCAATACATCAATCAAGGTACTGCTGGCACCACAACAGCATTTCCTGCCGATTCAGAACTACACCTTGAATCGGATGAGGACATCACATTCGTGGTTGCTCCTTCAGGTACCATTCCAACGGGATATGGTTCTTTATTCTCGTTGAAGAATGGTATCATTTACGGCAAGGGCACCTTTGTTATTCACAAGGAACAATCTGTTGTTGTTTCTGCCTATAGCAGCACTCCTTCCAAGAAGGTGGGTGTCACCATTGTTGAAAGCATTGTAGGCGCTGATGCCGACACAACATTGTTGGATCCTGCCACAGGTACATACAACTACACAGCACCTGGTGCTGATAGATTAAAGGTGTCAACTCTACTTGAAGCATTTGAACCCAATGCCGTGACTGCTGATGATTTCAATGTGTTGTTTGAGTTGGTGTCAGGTAAAGTTGCTCGTCGTTATGATTTAACAGATTACGGTGAATTGAACAAGGTGCTAGCCAGAAGAACCTATGATGAATCTGGTGACTACACCATTTCTCCATTCAACTTGTCTGTTCGTGAACATTTAAATACTGATGGAAACGGCGGATTATACACATCAGCTAATGGTGGTTCCGCCTCGAAATTGGCTGTGGGTGTTTCAGCAGGTAAGGCATATGTGAAGGGGTATGAATATCAAAGTTATGCCACACAATATTTTGATATTAACAAAGAATTAGAAACCCGTGATGTTGAATCTGCCAACATTAGCACAGCATATGGAT